GATGGCATGCCATACGCTGGTGCGACTACCCAATACGGTATCAAATCAGTAACAACTACCATTTTTAACGGTGACCTAGTTTTAATCGCTGACGGCGCAGTTAAATCAACAGTAACAACTACTTCAGTTTTGACAGTTGCTAACCAAGCAAACGTAACAGCTGGTGTGTTTGTAGGCTGCCAATATGTAAACACCCAAGGTCAGACAGTTCAGTCACAGTATTACCCAGGTAACGCTGCTGCTTCTTCTGCTATCGCTTATGTGGTAGTTGACGAAAACGCTGCTTACAAAGTAGCTGTAACTAACGGTTCAGGCGTGATGTCTTCAACAACATCAAAAGCTATCGGTGTTAACTTGGTTGTAGATCAGGAAGCTGGCTCTACAACTACTGGTAACTCAGGTAACGGTGTTGTAGCTCCATCAGCTAACTTAGGTAACGCTTCTACATTGCCTGTTAAGGTAATTGCAGTTGTTCCTGAAACAGCTATTAACGCAACAAACTTCTGCGAAGTTATTGTTGTTTTGACTAACCCTCAGTTGACATCCGCTGCTGGCGGCGTTGACTTCGCATAAGGAGCTAGATAATGGCTATTTCACGCGCACAACTCTTAAAAGAGTTACTACCAGGATTGAACGCATTGTTCGGACTTGAGTACGCAACATACGGTGAGCAACACAAAGAGATCTACGAAACAGAGACCTCTGAGCGTTCGTTCGAAGAAGAAACTAAGTTGTCAGGCTTCTCAGCCGCACCAGTAAAGAACGAAGGTTCTTCATTGGCATATGACAACGCACAGGAAGCTTTTACAGCTCGCTATACACACGAAACAATCGCTTTAGGCTTCAGCTTGACTGAAGAGGCTATCGAAGACAACTTGTATGACTCATTGTCTGGTCGCTACACTAAAGCATTGGCTCGCGCTATGGCTTACACAAAACAAGTAAAAGCTGCTAACGTATTGAACAACGGCTTCAACAGCGCCTTTGCTGGCGGTGATGGCGTTGCATTGTTCTCTACACAGCACCCGCTAGTTTCAGGTGGTGTAAACAGCAACACGCCAGCTACTCAAGCTGACTTGAATGAAACATCATTGGAAAATGCTGTTATTCAAATCGCTGCTTGGACAGACGAGCGTGGTCTTTTGATCGCTGCTAAACCTACTAAGTTGATCGTTCCACCATCATTGCAATTCGTTGCAACACGCTTGTTGGAAACAGAACTTCGTGTAGGTACAGCCGATAACGACATCAACGCAATCAAGAACAACGGTTCTATCCCAGGTGGTTATACAGTAAATAACTACTTGACAGATAACAACGCATGGTTCTTATGTACTGATGTACCTAACGGCATGAAGCACTTCGTACGTACAGCAATGTCAACTGGCATGGACGGCGACTTCGATACTGGTAACGTACGTTACAAGGCTCGTGAGCGTTATTCATTCGGTTTCTCAGACCCATTGGGTATGTTCGGTTCACAAGGTTCTGCTTAATAGCTCGCACTTTGTGGTAAAAAGAGGGGTCTTCGGACCCCTTTTTTATTTCAGGAGAATTACATGAACTTCCCAAACGCAAGTTTAATTCCCACATTTCTAGCAGAAAAAGAACCATTTTTTGCTTCATACAGGAAAAACCTAGAAACGTTAAATAAAATTATTAATGACGTAGGTGAGCCACTTGAGGGCAACATATTCTACGAACATTTAGATCCAGACAGGCTTCATTTAACTGAAAGATTTTTTCCAAAACGGGCAGCATTGGCTATGTTTGCCATGGCGCACAAAGAGGTAGTTGAGATTGGGTTTAACTCAGGGTTTAGCGCTTTATTAATGCTGACTGCTAACCCAGAATTAAAGTTAACCTGCGTGGATATATGCGAACACAAGTATACGGAGCCATGCTTCCAGTACCTAAAGACCATCTTTGAAGACAGAATTACCTTGGTTAAAGGCGACTCAACAGTGGTATTGCCAGAGGTATTGCAGGGCAACAAAAGCTTAACTGGGTACATTATTGACGGTGGTCATGGCCTAGATGTGGCAGAACAAGACTTACAAAATGTTATTAAGTATGCAAATAATGGTGCTGTTTTGTGCTTTGACGATAGCGACTTTGTAGATCTAAGAATGATGCTAAACATGTACATGATGTCAGGTCACTTAATGAACTTTACGGATGAGTTTGGACCTACCCAAAATCAGACACAAATGTTCTTTAAAATAGTTGCAACTTCTTAAAATTAGAGTAAGATTACTGAAACTGGGAAACCAGCTTATTAGACTGCCCCAGCAGACGATATACCGACTAATGAGCTAACTTGTATATAAGGACTCAAAATGGCTAATACTACATTCAGCGGCCCAATTCGCGCTGGTAACATCCCTAACACAACAGGTACTACTGTTGGTACAAACGTGCGCAACATCGGCCAAGTTCTAATGGCTCAGTCAGCTGTTATTGACATCATCGGCGCATCTGCTAACACTGTTGTAGCTACAATCCCTGCAAACTCACAAATCGTTGATTGCATCCTAAACGTAACTACTGTAAACGATGACTCAAACGCAGCTGCTGTTACTGTTGGTATTACTGGCAACACAAACGCTTTTGTCCCATCAACATCAGTTAAGGCACTAGCTACAACTCGTGGCACAATTGAAACTGTTGGTACAGATGTTGGTTCAACAGACATCCAAGTTAACGCATATTTTACTGCTACTGACGGAAACGGCGCTAACGGTGCAGCTACAGTAACTGTTATCTACTTGCAAGCTAACAACTTAACAGCTTAATTAATCTAGGGGCTTCGGCCCCGCTTAACAATTTAGGAGATTAATTATGGGTATGCAATATGACGTAAAAGCAGCGCACACAGACGCAAGCGCTAAAATTATTACTGGTCCAGTTCGAATTAAAGGCTATCAAATAGCCTCTGGTGGAACGGCTGGCGAGATTCAGTTTTGGGATACCACTGGTAATTCCGCTACTGGAACAGAACGTTTAACATTAAATGTTACTACAAACACCGCTGTTATTTCTACATTGATACCAGGTGAAGGTATTAGGTTTGATCTTGGTGTATATGTAGTACTGCCAGCTAACGCATCAGTTACAACGTTTTATGGCTAAGAAGACGCCCTCTCTTGCAGTAGGTCGTGGAGAAAAGCTCCCAGTGTCGAAAGGCGCTGGGCTTACCGCTAAAGGCCGTGCTAAGTACAACAAAGCTACTGGATCAAACCTAAAGGCTCCTCAGCCAGAAGGTGGTCCACGTAAGCGTTCGTTCTGCGCACGTATGTCAGGTATGCCTGGTCCAATGAAAGACGAGAACGGTAAACCAACTCGTAAAGCAGCGAGTTTAAAACGATGGAAATGCTAATCTGGAACTTAGTTCTTACAACCTTGCTTGGTATGTTGGCGTTCTTTTTAAAAGAGAAGTCAACTGAGTTAAGTCGTATTCAGATTCTGTTAAACAGAACCCGTGAAGAGATTGCTAAGGAATATGTGACTAAAGCTGATGTGCATAACGACATCAACCGTGTTTTAGATAGAATAGATCGCATGGAAGCTAAGTTGGACGACTTTATAAAAGGACAACGAAGTGCCATCAACTAGTAAAAAACAACACAATTTCATGGCAGCAGTTGCCAAGAATCCTAAGTTTGCCAAGAAAGCTGGCGTTCCACAATCAGTGGGCGAAGATTTTTTAGAGGCAGACAAAGGTAAGAAGTTCCGCAAAGGTGGCACTACCAACCCTATGCGTGCAGGTATTAACAAACAGAAAACTCGTGCTGGCATGTTACAAATGCCCAATGCGAGCCTTACAAAATTTAGAGGTTTTAACGAAGGTGGAGCAACTATGAAACATTCAGACATTTCAAAAGACAAGCCAATGATGAAAGCAGAAGCTGAAAAGGCTGTTAAAAGCCATGAGAAGCGTATGCACAAAATGGCTAAAGGCGGCGTTACTCGTGCTGATGGCTGTGTATCTAAAGGTCACACCAAAGGTACTATGATTAAAATGGCTAAAGGCGGAGCTTGCTAATGAAAACCAAGCGATACGAAGAAGGTGGTTTAGCTGAAGCCGAAAGCAAAATGATGGCTGAGCGTTTAACAAGCCCATACTCAAAAGATAAAAAGAAACTTCCTAGTGAAGATATTAGCTCTTTTGAAAAAGAACCTCGCAAGAACCTATTAGACAGCGCAACTGATTCTATAAAAAGTATTGGCAAACGTTTAAAAGACAACGTTATGGGTACTAAAGAGCAAAACGAAGCTGCGGATGCTGCCGAAAAGCGAAGAGCTAAGGCAAACCCAGAGGGTAACGAAGCTAAGTTTCGCAAAATGATGGGTAAAGACGAATTTAAATCTGGTGGATCAGTACGTTCATCAGCTTCTAAGCGTGCTGACGGATGTGCAATCCGTGGAAAGACAAGGATTTAATCATGGGAATAAAAGATATTCTTAAAAGTGGTGCTTTAGGGGCTGGTGCATCATTAGTTGCGGACAATCCTAAGTTACTTAAAGGCATGGGTCTTCTAGGAAATGTAGCCTACAACAAGATTGAAAACCGTGAAGATGACAAACGCATAGCTGCTGAGCAAGCCAAAGAAGCTGAAGCTATGCAAAAACAAAAGATGGCAGCTAAAGCTAGAAGATCAAGCCCACAACAAGCTGATACTGAAGGTGGGTACAAAGGTTACGCTAAAGGAGGTAAAGTATCTTCTGCATCTAAGCGTGCTGACGGGTGTGCTATCAAAGGTAAAACAAAAGGACGCATGGTATGAGACCATCTCGTGGTATGGGTGACATTAATCCAAGCAAAATGCCTGGCGGTAAGAAGAAAGCCAGACGTGATGACACCGACTTTACGCAATATGCTGAAGGTGGTAAGGTTGGTTTGTATGCCAATATCGCCGCAAAGAAAAAACGCATAGCTGCGGGATCTGGTGAGAAAATGAGAAAGCCAGGCTCTAAAGGCGCCCCAACTAAAGCAGACTTTATTAAGTCAGCAAGGACAGCTAAGAAATGACAACATCAGGAACCACAGCATTTAATCTTGACCTAAACGATCTAATCGAAGAGGCGTTTGAGCGTTGTGGTCTTGAGTTGCGTACTGGCTATGACTTTAAGACGGCCAGACGGTCATTAAACTTGCTTACTGTAGAGTGGGCTAACCGTGGAATCAATTTGTGGACCGTAGAACAGGGCCAGATTACGATGAATACGGGCCAGGCTATCTATGCCCTACCTAATAACACGATTGACCTCCTAGACCAGGTTATACGCCAAAATACAGGCAGCTCATCTAATCAGATTGACATCAATATCAGTCGTATTAGTGAATCTACCTACTCAACAATTCCTAATAAGTTAACTCAAGGTCGACCTATTCAGGTGTGGATTAACCGCCAATCTGGTCAATCAAGCGTAACAACCTCAACATTGTCTACAACTATTACAGCTACAGACAGCTCAATTAGCTTATCAGATGTAACAGTGTTACCAGCAGCTGGGTTTATTAAGCTAGACAATGAGCTTATTAGCTACAACACGCTTACTTTAAACAGTACTTCTGGCACAGCTGGAGTATTAACTAATTTAGGTCGTGGTCAACAAGGTACTATCCCAGCAGCTCATACAGCTGGAGCTATTGTATCAATCGTTAACCCACCATCTATTAACGTATGGCCATCTCCTAATGCTGGAGGTGGATATACATTCGTTTACTGGCGTATGCGCCGCGTACA